GCGTCGATTTTGGCGTTATGGTTCTGCTCACCCCGCCTTGCGTTGCAGCGGTCGCGCTCCACCTTGTCCGCCATATTATCCGCCGGGGTGCCAATGCGAAGGTGAGCGGGATTGACGCAAGCGCGGTTGTCGCATGAGTGGAGAACGAACGCCCCATCAGGAACGATCGAACCATTCGCTTTCTGCCACGAAAGCCGATGTGCGCCCTCGGCCTTCCCTTTCACCTGAATCGCCCCGTAACCATTGCCCGAAAATGCGCCGGTCCAAATATGGCAATCGCCGTTCGGGCCATGCCCTGGCGAGCGATCAATCTTTTCTTCGAACCGCTCATCGAAGTCCCGCTGGTGGACCACGCGGGAGCACGAAACACTGCAAAACCGCCGCGCTATCCAGCGGGCGTTGGTTTCGCCGTAGGTGCGAACGAGAGGACTGCCGCAGCTTTCGCAAGTACGGTTGTCGAGACGGGTTTTTTCTTCCAAAGAGAGTTTAGCCATGGGGGCCTCCGAACAGGTCGTTATGGTCAGGCCCAGCGCGGTGTTACCAGCACCCGTTGGGCCGTTATTTTCTAGCATTTTACGCGTCGTCGGGCAACTCGGAACTGCCTGATTTTGCGTCATTGGCAGCTAGCGGAAGATCACCCCCTTCCTCGTTTGCGCCACCGTTGCCCAGTAGCGGCTCGTCCGGCAATTCAATGCCGTAACGGACATCATCGGATAGTTTGGAAAGCGCCTGCTCAAGTTCGGGTAGGTCACCGCGCTCAATCAGCAGGGATTGCACACCGCGATTGAATGCTTCGTCTGGAATGCTGTCCTGATCTCGCAGTATCTTGACCGCTTCCATGAGCGTTTTGAACGTGTCTGCGCGCTCCTTCTCGGACTGAGTATCGAGAGGATCGAACTCGAAGCTCGCGTTCTGGCTACTTGCGCCAGCGGCGGCCAATAGGTGCGGATCGAGGCGATCCAGGCAAGGCGCGAGGTCCAAAGTCTGGCGCGCCCTAATAACTTTCGCCCAATCCTTCTGCTGGCTGTCCCCGCTCGCGTTCATCCCCTCGGGGGCGCGGCCAAGGAGGCGGGTTGCCGGAATGTCGGAGATAGCGGCCACGAATTCGCCGTAGGCGTAGAGCATGTCCTTGGCCCCGGCGAAGTTGTATTCGGCGTCGGTGATTGCCTCGCCGCCCTTGCCCTCGTCATCGCCATTGTCGAACACGACCGCGTTGTGCATCGATTCCGCGGTGGCGAGGATGGCGAGGCGGTCGAACACCTTCTTGTCCTCACCCGCTGCGACCATCTCGTACAGCTTCGGAATGCCGATCCGCATCGTCTTGGCCTTGTGCAGCAAGGCGGCGAACGCGGCGCGGGCAGCGTCGCTGTCCTTCACCGCGTCGAGCACCTGCGCGACCGTGCTTTCGCCCCAGAACGCATCGGCGCTGCTGAGCGTCGGCATGGCGAGCGAGGCGGTGCGGTCGGCGCGGAACGGGATGACGCGGCTCGGGTGGATGTCCTTCGTCCCGGCCGTGGTATTCATCGTCCACATCTCGGGCTCGCCGAAGCCTTCGCGTGTGGCGTCGTCCTGCAGCTGGGCGAAGGTCAGGTGCCAGCGGGAGACGACGTGCACGAATGCGAGGGGCGCATTGGGCGGCGCGGGCTGCGTCGGATCACCGGGCAGGCCCATGATCAGCGCACCGCCGCCGAGCGCGCGCAAGACTTCTGCCTGGCGCACAAGGCCGACGAGACCGATGCGCTTTTCCTCGGCGTAGACCTTGGCGACCTGATCGGCTTCGAGCCCGTTCCACGTCCGCCACTCGCGCACCATGTCGAGCGCGGGGATCTGGCAGATTTTGCGCAGGAGACCGGAGCCGGAATAGGCCGCGGCGATCTCGGGCTGCGTCAGCGCGCGGAAGGCGTAATCGTAGGAGGTTCGGGCATCGCGGGCGGTCCCGGTGCCGGTGAGGGCCGAACGTAGGCCGTCGAACAGATTTAGCACTTTGCCCATGGGTGCGGGTGTGGCGCGGGAGAGGGCGGGGGATTACCGCCGCTAGGTTTCGCGAAAATGCGATGAACCGTTGCCGATTGTGATTGACTGTAACGCCGGATCGCGTTACAAGGGGTCATCAAGACAAGGAGCGATACAATGCAGATCACCGAACAGAACGCCGCCGACTTCCTCAACACCAAGGTTCGCTTCGAATATGGCTGCATGCATGGCAGCGAATGTGGCTGGGTAATCGGCCACGAAACGAACCGCTGGGGCACCCGCCTGATTGTCCTCACCGAGAACGGCAAGCAGAAGCATGTGACCAGCTTCAGCAACAACGCCGCAAGCGCCATCGGATGCCACCTCCTTGAAAGCGAGGTGGCCTGATGGACGAGGCGAGCGCCCTAGACCGCCTTTGGAACTTGGCTTACGCGAATATGACCGACACGTTCGCGGCCAAATCTGAATACCATCGCGGCAAGAAAGATATGGCGTGGGTGCTTTGGCTTGAAATCAACAAACTGAGGCGCGAGGCCAGTGACTGACCACCTATCCCCACAACAGCAACGCCGCCTTGAGAAGATCGAGGCGGCGCTTGCCGAACTAGACGCCAAAGCCAAGCCCCTTAAGGCCGAACGCAAGCGGCTCCTTACCCTTGCCCGCGTTCGCAAGCATCGGAAAGCCTAAAGCACATCCCCCAGCCCCGGGCGCTTGCCCTTGCCGAGCGCAAGTTCGTTGAACGCGTCCGCTGCGGCGTCGACCTGATCGTCATGCGCAACGGCCGGGAACAGCGCGAGCTCGTCAAGAAACGGCTGCACCCACGCGTCACGCGCTGGGTCGCCGGTGATCAGGATGCGCAGATTGCCCGCCTCGGCCTGTGCAGCGAGCGGCGCGGCGCGCGTGGCCTTGTCGCCGGTAGGACGCTCGACACGCACCGGATAGCCCGCCAGCTTGCGCACGAGGCCGTCTGCCTGCGCCTTGCCCGCCTGCCCGGGATCCTGCGCCAGACGCACGGTCACCTTTGCCCCATCGAGCGGCGCCTGTCCGAGCAGCCGCGCTTCGACCTCCATCGGTGATCCACGGAACCTGTTGCAATGCTCGACGATAAACAGACCATCCTCGGTCGCCGACATGCGGACGCCGGCGGTCCAGTCGGGATCGTTCGACGTGGCTTTGGCTGTGGCGGCCAAGTCCCATGCGCGCACGGTGCGTCGGATGTTCGACGGCAACGCGGCGATCGGTTGGAACCACGACGGCTTGAACAGGCCACCCTCGCGCGGTGCGGGGCGCTGTTGAAGCTGGCCAGCGGTGGCATAGGCCCCGAGCGAGATTTCCAACTCGCGCACGGTCTCTTCTGGGAATCGCTCGGGGAACATCAGCGCACCATCCTTGCGCGGCCCCTGCCAGGTGATGCCGGGGCGGTTCTCCTCGTACCGCATCGGAATGATCAGGTGGTCATAGCCCAGTTCGGCAGCGACAGCCGAAATGTCGCGCTCGTGCAGCCGCTGCATGATGATCACGATGGCCGAGCGCTCGTTGTTGACGCGCGACGGCAGCGCCTCGCGAAAGGTCATCACGTCGCCCTGCAGCTTCACGAGGCTGTTCGCGTCGTCCACGCTATGCGGATCGTCGAGGATCACCCGGTCGCCGCGCGAGCCGGTCATGCTGGTGAAGGCCATTGCCTCGCGGAAGCCGGTCGAACCGTTCTCGAATTTCAGCTTGCTGTTCTGATCGCCCACGAGGCTGACCGGCCACAATCGCTGGAACCATTCGGACTGGATGAGGCGGCGGCACTTGGTGTTATCGCGCACGGCAAGGTCTTGCTTGTGCGCGGTGGCGAGGAAGCGATTGGAGGCGAGCCCGCGTGGCCCCCATTCCCATGCGGGCCAGATAACGCCGGTCAGCAGCGACTTCATCGAGCCGGGCGGGACGTTCATCAGGACGCGCCTACGCCGCCCCTCGGTCACATCCGTCAGCCATTCGCAGATGGTGTCTAGCGGCCACCCCCACTTGAGTTCGGTCGAGGGTTCGAGGATGGGCCAGGCGCGCTTGGCGAACGCGGCGAGGGATCGCTTGCATAGTTCGCGGGTCGCTGCGTCGGCAATGTCCCGCGGGTTACGTTCCAATCGCACCGATGGCCTCTAGCGCTGCCAACTGCTCGTCGGTCAGCGACGAGACGTTGATCGGGATAGCATCGCCGCCCGGGCCGGAAATCTCGCTGCGCAGCTTATCGACGTACTTGTCGGGCCGGTGGGCCTTGAGCAGAATTTCCATCATGCGATCGCTGTTATCGAGCGCGCGTTCGCGTGCCCGCATTTCCAGCGCGTCGACCGCTTCCTCCTCGGCATCATCCCATGCCGCGGCAAAGGCTTCGTCAGCGTCCCGCCAATCGTAGGCGGTGCTGCGTCCGATCTTCGCGGCGCGAGCGGCTGCGGAGACGTTGCAGGTCTCGCGCAGGGTGGCAAGGAAGGTCTCTCGCGCGCGATCTGTCCGGCTTGTCCGACGGGGCTTGGTTCTCTTCC